ACTTGATGTTCGTTATGCTTAAAAACAAGCATAGCCCAATCTGCTTTGCCGCCAGCATTTATAAACGCTGTTGCATTTTCAATTACTCTGTTGTAAGTGGTATTTACACGGTACAAATGGTGAGTATCTTCTAATCCGTCAATAGCAAATATTACGCGATCATTGTTATCTAAAACAGAAGCAAGTTCGCTCCACCATACTGGTTTTCTGGCGCCGCCGTTAGTGTGTATTTTTATAGTTACGTGAGGGGCAATAGATTTTGAGTATCTGCACATTTCTATTAAATCATTATTAACCATAGGGTCGCCGTAGTTACCACAAAAATAAAAATATTGTATTTGTTTTAACACCTCTGGGGATATAATTTTTTTGAAATCGTCTAGTGTCCAGTCACCTTCTACTAAATTAGGATTAGGTAATCCTCCGTGATAGTTTCTAGCACACATAGGACAGGCTGCTTGACAACGACTTGTTATCTCTAAATGAATGCCTCTAAGTTCGTCAAATTTAAACACGTTATTTTCTTCCTATTGCCATATATCGATTATACTGTGGCAGTTTTAATGTATAATCTTTTACATCTTGTAACGCAAATTTATTTACTAAGTCGCTAGGTTTTTTAACACAATTTATGTGTTCTTCTAAACTAAAAAAATTATTACTTTGCACAACTACATGACAACCGGGCGGTATATTATTAAACCAAATATTTAATTGCTCATCGGTTACGTGTTCTGTACTAGTATTAATAACAATATCTGGCAAAGTGTCATATCGATACAGTGTCATATCTTTACATACTGCTCTAAATTTGCCTTCCATTTCTTGACGCTTATTAATAGTGTATGCTATGTCTCGGCACTCAGGATCTATATCAATGCTTGTAATTTTTTCAATATTTAATTTACTATTAAACAACAAACTTGCAAGTACACCATTCCATCCGCCATGAATTACAATATCTAAATTTTCTTTAGTAATTTGTTTTTCTAATATTTTTATTAACCACAATTTACTGCGGATTTGTCCTTTCCAAAAACTCTCAAGAGTGCGATCTCTATCCTTACTATCGCGGATAGCATCCATATAAAACATTACATCTTCTATATCAATTTTCATTTATTTTTTCCAATATGTTATAGTAATCACTATGATTAGCCTGTTTTACTATATCAATATAATTTTGTTGATTATAAAATAATTTATTTTTAATTTTTTTAAATTTATCATTTTTTTCAGTAATTGATAGTTTAGAAAATTTTTCTACCTCGTCTATAACCATTTGTGTACGTTTAATTGTATCAGTCTCATTATCATAACTTTCGTCAAACAGCTCGGGAAATGTTTTAAATCCTAAACTTCTTAAATAGGTTAACATACCCGGTGCAGATAAAAGCAAAAAAGGGTGTAAATTAAGAATAGGTTTATAAGTTTTTTCAGTAATAAATCTTGTTGTAAGACTAGTTTCAGATACTACACTAAAATACGTGTCAGTGTAGTGTAAAAGATTACTGTTGTATATATTTGTCATAGCAAATTCATCAGACTTCATGTCTAAAATAATAGGTTTAAAATTTGAACAAAAATCTTCTAAATATTCGTCATATAAATCGTTCTGTTGTAAAATTTCTATTGTCTTATCCATTTCAAATTTAAAATCTAAACTTTGTATATCAGCAAGGCTAACAAAATTGTTAGATACTAAATTTCTTTTTTGTAGTTCTGCTACAGCAAACACTCTATGCGGTCTAAGTTTTCCATTATAAAAAACAAAATCCTTTGTTTTTACATGATCGGCATTAGTTAAAAATTTGTTTACTTCATTAAAATATTCTGTTCTAAAAAAATCTACAGATATTGGCAACAGGAAACTATTTAAATTATTATTTTTTAAAAAGTTTTTATAGTTTTCTTCAAAATCTAAGTCAGCATGAATACAATATATTTTATATTCTAACAATTTGTTTTTTTCTAGTCTGTTGTATAAATTTAAAAACCAGTGATCTAACTCATGTCCTTCCATACTGTAATGTAATACAATTTTTAATCCTTTTTTAAACTTCTCTCTTGCTTGATCTGAAACAAGTTTAAATATATCATCAGTAGTATAAACATTATTTAGGTCAACAGTGTACAAATTTAAATCATTAGTATTCATAGTTGTGCTAATATCTTTCTCAGTGTAAGTAATATTACTTGCTGATAATTTTTCTGCAAATTTTCTATTTTTGTAAACAGCGTTTTTAATAAAACAATTATTTTGTTCGTTATCATAGTATAATACCACATTCATTGCACTATTTTCCTTTTAGGTATTTTACTATCTGCTGAACTAACACAAGTAGGTGTTACACACTTTTGTGGTTCTTTAAATATTTTAAATCCTTCTGTTAGTGTGCCTAAGGGTCCTTCATGACAACTGTAACTGCGTTTGACTTCATTTTCTCTAATTACAATGCCCTGATATCCTGCATTGCAAATCCAACCTTTAAATTTGTTAAAACCAAATGCGTTAAATCTTTCTGCTTGATCTAATTCGTACATGGTTTTATTTTTATCATATAAAGCAATTTGTGCAATTTTTTCGCCTTGCCACTTTTGCGGGAAACCTTGCTGCATCATATCGATCTGTGTGTTAGTATATCCATCAACTATAAAACTAGCGGTAGGGTCTGATTGCGGTTTTAAAGTTACGTTTATACCTCTGTCAACAAATCTTTGACACCTTTCATAATATTCATCAAACAAATTAGGAACCATAACTTGGTTTATAGTTACAAATACTCCGTTGTCTATTAAATTAAGACATCTGTCACCAAAACTTTCTTCATCAGCGAACTCAGCATGAAAACTTGCAGTTATACTTCTACGTTGTAAACTTTTTGTGTTTTCTAAAAATTTATTCCACCAACTTATTGCTGGAGATAAATTTGTTGTCATATGTAAACTTTGATAATCTGTTTCACTGTCTTGTGCATAATGTTTTAAAACAGCAGCAAATTTTTTGTATGCAGTAGGTTCGCCGCCACTAAAACTAAAATGAAATTGCGTAAAATTATTTGCTCTTGCTTGTTGTTTTATATTGTCTATTGTTGATAGATATAATTCTAAATCTTGATGGTCGGGCGTACTAGAACGTGCATATGGCCAACAATACGAACAATTATAATTACAAAATCTACCTAAAATCCAGCTGACTGTAAACAGAGGACTGTTTAACAAAGTTTGCTGACCAAATTCTACTATTTGATCAAACGGTATGTGATTATAATTTTCCATCAAACTGTTTTTTAAATTTATTTTGTAGCCAAACAAAATCGTTAATTTTTCCTATAGCATTATCATCTTTCCAATGTTTTTCGCCGTACGCTCTACCTGCGTTGGCTCCTGCTATACAGTAACTACCGTATAACTTGTCCATGCCATCATTACACCATATTTCTAATCTATCTTCACTTTCTTTATGTGCTTCGTTTCTGTAGTGTCTACTTTGCTTGCACCAACGTGCTAATTTTACACATTCTCTAAATCCACTTTTCCAACTATTAAATTCGTCTGTGTTAAACTTAGTAATGTTGCTAGTTTCTTCTACTGCTTTAAATTTATCACTTATGCTAGTTGTCATATCAGCAGAAGCAGTGTTCATGTTTATCGTTAGTTGAGTTGGCAATAACTTAACTCCGCCGTAACCGTAAACTAATCCATTAATAGGATTCTGACTTCTCCATACATGAACAACATCATGTTCCCACTTTGGTACTTGAAAATCTAATTCAAAGTTTTCTACAAGCTCGGCATCTCCGTCTACTACCCAAAACATTTCTGTATCAACTTTTTGTGCAGCGGCTATATGAGCATTGTGAATTCCTTTGACACCGTGTACTCTTTTTACATTAGGATATTTTTTGCATAAGTTGTTATAATTTTCATCTGCGTTTTCTTCTTGATAACTTATAAACACTATATCATAAGGCTTAGGCTGACTGGCTACAACATTTACTTCTTTTTTGTTTACAATAAACCCGTAGTCCCATTCACGTTTGCTTATCTTGCAGTGTTTGCTACACAGCATAATACCATCTTGATATTTGCCGTTTTTATATAAATGATTTATTTTTCTATCAAAAAGATGTTCTTCATCATACAAATGTTTATACGGGTAATAAGTTTTAAAAATGCTTTTATCTGTTACGTTAACATTGTTAGGTATTCCCCAAAACATTTCTTGTTCACACTTTTCAAATACTTCACAGTAATCATCATAAGTTTTAATATCAAAAATTGGATATAATTTAGGTTTACTTGCAATAACATTATGTTCTTTTGCATTAACAACAAATCTATATTCAATTTCTTTTTTTGAAATAGGAACTGCTTTGCTACACAGCCATACACCGTTGCGACTTTCTACGTCATTGTCTTTGTGGATAAAAGTATGATTTTGTTTTCTATCATATTCGTTGTCGTGGCTAAAATATAAATCTCGTTTAAAATCACTTGCGTCTACATTATTAAAAATAATCCAAAACATTTCGGTATTACACTTTTCTAATGCATTGCAATAATCTTTGTAGTCATGAATATAAAAAGTGTCATACTCTGTCATACCACTTGCAACTATATCCCATTCTTTTCTGTTTACAGGAAATCTATAGTTAACTTCTTTTTCTGTAAGAGGCTGGTGTTTGCTACATAAGAATATTCCGTTTCTTAATTCTTTGTCGCCCACTTTATGTATAAATGCATGATTTTGTTTTCTGTCGTACTCGTTGTCATGTGTAAAATATAAATCTAATTTAAAGTCTTTATCAATTTTTAAATTATTACTCAACATCCAAAACATTTCAGTAGTAGTAGTTTCTAATGCAGTTTTGTAATCTTCGTATGTTTCAATTATAAAACTATCGTACTTGCATGGTCCTGTTGCTACTATGTCGTGTTCTATTCTATTAACAGGAAATCTATATTCAACTTCTTTTTTAGATAAAGGTTGATGTTTACTACACAAGAAAAGACCGTTGTACAAATCATTACAGTGTTTAAAAGCATGGGTTTGTTTTCTATCACTTTGTTCATGATAAGAAACATAAAAATTAAAATCTTTATCTATTTTAATATTAGGTGAAGACATCCAAAATAAATCGCCAGTTGCTTGATCCATTGCTGCGAGATATTCTTCGTATGTTTCTATATCAAAAATTTGATATGGCTTAGGAGTGCTTGCAACTACTTCCCATTCTTTTTTGTTTACATAAAATCTATGTTGTATTTCTTTTTCTGAGACTGTTAGAGTTTTACTAAAAAGCACTACACCATCATAAGATGTATTATTAAGAAAAACATGATTAGTATTTCTAAGTGTATCTAAATTATCAAATGTTTTGTCAAACTTAAAATCTTTAGAGATATCTACATCACTAGGTATTCCCCAAAACATATCAGTTTTAGATTCTTTTTTTGCAGTAATATAATCTTCGTACGAATCTATTGTAAACTGTTCAAAGGGTTTAGGATTACTTGCAACTGTTTTGTGTTCAATTTTGTTTGTTAAAAATCTATAAGAAATTTCTTTTTCTACAACCGGCGATTTTTTACTAAACAAATTTATGCCGTCAAACTTGTTGCCGTTTAACCAAGAATGATTAGAATTCCTATCTGTGCTTTCATGAGGTATATAAAAAGAAAAATCAAAATCAGAACAAACGTCTATGTCGCTGGGCACTCCCCAAAACATTTCTGTTGTTGTTTTTTCTATAGCATCTAAATAATCTGCATAAGTGTCAATAGTAAAGATATCAAACTTTTTAGGTACACTTGCTTTAATTTCAATTATTTTTTTATTAAAGTAAAATCTGTACTCAATTTCTTTTTTTGACGGAGTGTGATTCTTTGGGTGTAATGCAATACCGTCTTTAAAATTTCCGTTACTAAACATATGAATATATTCTAAACTATAATCATCTGCTTGGTAACTAAAATCCCAATCGTCTACTAAATTTAAATCAGGATAAACTGCCCAAAACATTTTTGTTAAACTTTTTTTACTGGCTATTTCAAAAGTGTCGGCTTGCTTAGCCGTAGGGAATTTGGACTTTAAACTATCCCAACTTTTAAGTTTTTTGTCACCAATAAAAATAATGTCATACATAAGACTACAAAATATTTCCTCTAGTGTTTCCGTAGTGAACAACTTTATATTTGTCACTAGTAAAACTACGCCAAGGATCTAAAATTGTGCTGCCTTCAGGTATATCACAATAGAATTCACAGTTTTCTTTTTTATTTGTGTACTTGTATGTGACGGTAGGATTGTGTGCTAGTAAAACAACGCATTGTTCTATTGGTGCTATAACATCATCAGTTAACGGATCAATATAGGACACATCAAATCCAAGTTCAGTTACATAATGTCCTACTAGAGTGCTATAACTTCCGTGAGTGTACGGCACTCCGGGCTTATATGATTTCCCGTGAATGTAGATATTTTTAATTTTATCTTCGGTGGCAAGGTCTACTAGTTTATAAGCCAAATTTTTTGCTTGTGTTTCTCTGGCTTCCATAATGCTTTCAAATAGATCATATCCTAAGTTAAGATTATTTGCCATATATCTTAATGCAATATTATCTCGAGGGTGGCAAGCTCCACCGTCCCCCATACCTGCGGTCATGTATTGAGGACCCATAATGCGCATACTGCTGTCTGCTAATGCTTTTGTAACTACATCTACATTTATGTTGCCTTGTTTTTCAGCAACGTCCTGTATCATGTTTACTAAACCTAGTTTAGCACTGATAAATGTGTTATAGAAAATTTTAATGCACTCGCACTCGTCCCATGTACCTATTACATATCTAGGATCATTTTCCATAACAGTTTCGTAAAAGGCTTTTAATTCTTGTGCGTCACCTGTTTCACTTCCGCTTTCTGTTCCTATCATTACCATTTCTGGATTAACCATATCCCAGGCTACTGATCCCATGGCTATTAAGTAGGGGTTGTAAACAAATCGTGCATTGTTTATTAATTCAACTATTTGATTTCTAACCGTACCTGGTAAAACTGTACTAATTAAAACTAATAGTTGAGAAAAATCCATGTTAGCATCGGCTTCAGCTAAAACTTCTTTGACTATGGAATAATCAAAATCTTTTGGCGGAAGATCGGTGCTAGGCAGACTACCGTCGTATGCCGGGTCGTGTGGTGTAGGAACTGCAACAAACACTATGTCACAATCTTTAACACAGTCTTTTATATTAGTTTGAACATCAACAATGTCGCTTTGTATATTAGCTGTATCAAAGCCTTTTACATTGTGACCTTTTTTTGCTATTTCTTCTGCACAGGGCAAACCAAGTTTGCCGAGGCCAATAAATCCTATATTCATTATACATTTACCTATTTTACATATTTATTTGGGGTGGTTTTTATTATTTTGATAACTGAGAAGTTCTGTAACTACATTTTGAGTCAGGTTAACAAACTTCATTCGCCATTGCGTACTAAAGTGTTTTTTATTATGTTCTATTTTTTCTATAACAGAATCGCTCCATTCTGTAATTGGAGTATCTTTACAAATTTTTATAATTTTTTCTAATCTTTTAGCATGATTTTCTTCAATATCATAACTTTCGTCAAACAGTTCTGGAAAAGTTTGGTATCCTTCTGATCTAAGGTATTCTAATGTTCCAGGATTTCCCCAAATAACAAACGGGTGTCCTATCATTATAGGTTTATAGATTTTTTCTGTTAAAAATAAAGAATTTTCATCTACAGTAGTTTCAGTTACAAGACTAAAAACAGTATTATCGTACCAAGTTAAATCTTGATATCCTCTATTTGGTCCTATATCATTGTCTAATTTTATTGTTGGTAGGGTGTTTACTTTGTCTATTCTAGAATCATCAAATGTAAATGCTTTTACATCATCGAGACTTAATTTTTCGTATTTGTCGGTCCAACTTACTATACTAGAATCTATTAAATTATATTTTGTAAGGTAGTAGTACAGTACAGATCTATGAACCCGAGGTAATTTATTTAAACACAGAAACTTTTTAGTTTTTTTATTAGGGTTAATTGATCTAAGCGGTACTTTTGCATATCTTTGTGCTGTCACAAAAGGAAATGCGTCAACACCAATTCTTCTCATATTATTATAATTTACACTTGAAGTATCTTTACATAAAATATCTCCAGACACATAAAGTATTCTTTGAGGAGCAAATCCTACATCATTTAAAATTTTTAAATTTGCGTTCCATTTTTCTCTAAATTGTGGATTAAAATGACCAAAACTTTCATATGGTTGCCACAGCAATAATTGTATGTTTGTGCCGGCAGCTATTTTTAACAAATCTTTGAAATCATTAAAGTCTACTAGTTTGTTATTGGCTTTGTTAGAAAAGGTAAAATTGCAATATAAAATTCCGTTTTTATCTTTTTTAGGATTGTACTGTTTTATTTTATACGGAATATTTAATATATTTAAAAAAGCACAAAAAGACCCAGGGTCACTTACAGGTCGAGTTTGTCCGTTTAAAAAAAGACTGGGATGATATAAAATATTAAGGCTTGTATTGCTCATAGGTTTCTTTACATAGTTTCATAAATTCAGAATACCTAGGAAATGTTTTAGCAAAATCTAAATCGCTACGTTTATCATATTCATTAAAAAAGACATAAAAATCTCTTCGACCGCGTTCTCGCAAATCATCTGTAATTTTTTGACCGCCTTCATAAAAATAATCACGAACCCTTTTATATTTTTCATATTCATATTCATGAAATTTTGTAAGATCGTTACGATCTGTACGGATATTGTCTTTTATATATTGTAAATCATCGTCTAAATATTTTCCATACTCTAAAGGCAATATATTCATCATCCAGTGCGGAGGTTCTTTTAAATATGGTGTGTCAATGTCTATTCGCTGAACGCCGTCATCAGTGTTGTACTTTTTACGTAATTCTTCAATTTTTTCTAATAATTGTCTAAAGTAAGCAACAACGAGAACATTATAAGTTATCATTAAACTTGTTCTTGCACCTGTTATTGTTAGGTATGTATCAAGATTTTGCTCCCATACTTTACAGTCAAGCCCTCTTCTCATATATTCTGCTTGTGGTCCCCAACTATCAATACTAGTGTAAAGTCTAAAACTTTTTATTTTACCTTCTTTTAATAACTTTGCAACTTTTTCACTAAACTGTTTTACACGTCGGTTTGTAACTCCTAAGTTACTGTTCATGTTAATTTCTAATTCTGGTGCTGGCTCTTTGTCTATAAATCAAACATTTTCATTGTGTTTGTGTTAAGTAATGGTTCTCCGCCGGTTAAACGTAATATACGTAAATCATTTTTCAAACTAGGCCACCATTTCCAAAATGCATCCACGTAAGGATTTTCATCTTCGTCGTTATAAAAGTTTCCGTTTTCTAAAAAATCAATTCCGTATTGATTGTATGTAATATCATAGTTACCGTGTTTTTTAACTTCGTCAACCCACAAACTACTAGCCTGAGGACAGCAATACCCACATTTAAAATTACAGCCATTGCCGAAACTAAGCTCTAGATATCTTGGATTAATATCTGCGTCCCATGGCATCTTCTTAATAACATCAATGTCGTCTTTTACCCAGTCACTAGCACTATGAAACATTCTATCAGAAAAATGCTCTCCGGGTAAATCTTCTATATTCCAACAATAGTAACATTCATCAGGTCTTCCACCTTCTAACATTGTCTTACGCTGTTGTTTTTTAAACTTGGTATTGTGCAACGCACTAGGATTATCTTGTATTTCAACAAGAGGAATGTGATGCGGCCTAGGGTGGTAACAACTGTGATTGTCACCGCTTTGTAAATACAATGTTTCGTTGAGCCATTTCATCGCACAAAAGCCGGGACCTACTTCATTGAGTTTGTCTCTGGTTTTTGCTACGTGATCTAAATACTTATCAGCCATTAGTTAATCCTTTGCATTCGTTCATAAAACTAGTCAAAGTTGGGAACGTGTTGTTAAAATTTGTATTGCGCCTCTTATCGTGTTCTGTAAAGTAAAGATAAAAGTTTTTCTTAGCAATTACTTCTTCTTGTATATTTAATGGTTGGCTAGCCCAGTCATACAGTCGTCTGACTTTGTCAACTTCATAATCTTTAAAGCCTTTAAATCTATTGTTTACGGTTTCTCTGTTTGCTTCCATAAAATCTATGCTGTCTAAAAGTGGTTGTAACATTTCTTTTGTTGCAAGTTTCATACTCATCCACTTTGGGTCATGTAACATAGGAGTATCAAACCAAATTAATTGTCTATCTGTATTATATTCACAACGTAATTTGTGTATATTTTTTATGTAATTTAGCCAACCCGGAAGACTTAATAAATTTGCTGTAATAATAAAAGTCAAACTGTGCTTTTGACTTTCACGTAAGTATTGTGTTACGTTTGTATACAATTTGTCAAAGTCTAATCCGTGTCTAATATACTCTGCTTGCTCTCCCCAACTATCAAGACTACAATACAATAAGAAATGGTCAACTGCATCTTTATCTGTTATCTCTTTTAAATCATCAATAAATTTTTGCCATTGATTTTTTGGAGGGGCGCAGTTACTTGTGATACTTAAATGTAATTTGTCGCTGGGATTATTTTTTACGTAATCGAACACTTTAAAAGTATTTTTATCCATTAGTGGTTCGCCGCCGGTCATACGAAAGGTTTTTAATTTAGGATATACCGTAGGGAACCATTCCCAAAATGCTTTGACATAAGGACTATCCGGTGAATTATCTATGTCATTCAGCATTGACCATTGTGGGTCATTATGTTTGCGGTCTGCTAATTCATATGCTCCGTGTTTCTTAACTTCTTTATGCCATTCTGTTGACAAGTGAGGAGAACAATACGAACATTTTAAATTACAGGCTTGATTAAAATTAACTTCTACATATCGAGGCACAGGATTGCCTTCAAATCCATCTCGTATTGCTTCTTCTATTAATCCTGGTTCATAAACGTCTTGACTTCTGTATGCTCGATCACTTATATTTCCTGCATCTTCTATATCCCAACAAAAACTACACTCCGCAGGACGTTTACCTTCTAGCATTTGTTTTCTTTGTTCTTTTTTGTGTTT